CTGTGGGACGAATGTCGTGGGTACGGTTGGCATGGTCTACCTCATCAGAACCGTTGCGTTGACACACCGGACAGCAGTTCCTCGAGGCGCCGATTGCGTGCCCATGTGCTGCCAATGTCGGCCGCGCTGCCGAGCAGACTTGTGCCCAGCGCGAGGCCTGGATAGATCGTGCTAGCAGTAGCCTGCAAGTTGGACGCCGAGATGTCGGCCATCGTGGCTCCAACGCCAATATTGAACGCCTGGAGTCGTGCCGCCTCCTGCGCCCTGACGGTCGCGGCATTGATCGACAGGCGGTCAATCTCCTTGACAACATCCATACTGCCAAGCACCTCTGCCGGCGTACCTTCACCAAGCGAAATGCCACGCGCCGCCATAGCAGCTCGAGCGCCGGCGCGGGCCTGACCCGCCTGCATTGCGTACCTGCCAAACTTCAACTGTCCCTCGCGGCCAATCTCGCGCGCCGAGTATTCGGCCATGCGCTGATTGACGCGGGCCATCTGCGCCGCAAACGCCTGATTCTGCGCCTGCATCTTCAGTTGGTTCTGCTGGCTCTGGGCCGAGTAGAACGATCCGATGGCCCCGGTCGCCGCGCCCATGATGCCCATGATCGGGCCAGCCACCAGCAATCCCTGCGCGAGACCTTCCATCCCGCTCATGCCGGCCGTCGCAGTCGATTGCGTGACCTGCTGCTGCGCCGACGCATTCAGGAATGCGTAATCCGGGTTCGCCGTCAGCATGGTCGTGTCAAGACCTGGCGTGGTCGTGAATCCTGCGGTCGGACCTGTAAGCGGTACGAATCCCATTGTCAGCCTCCTAGCACGACCTCGAGGGTGAGGCCGATCACGGACAGCGGAAGCGGATCCGACTGCCGAATGTAAATCTGCCCGCTCGCCGCCCACGACGGCGTGATGTCAACATCCAATTCGTCTGTCTTGAGCGACGGCGGCGTTCCGTATGGCTCCGTGGTGCGCTGCTTCGCCTCCGTCAGCTTGTCGGTGCTTGGTCCTACAAAGACGCCGCTGGAGCGATACACGCGGATCCATGCCTTGTTGACGTTCTTGTATCGACCTTGACCAGCGCCATCGACATTCAAGGAAATTGGCATGGTTTGCAGGTCGCTGTCATACGGCAATCCGACATGGATCACGGTCGCCGGCCGGTCAATCGTCACGCTGCCAGCCGTCACGACCTCCTGCGGCATCACGGCACCATCCGCCAGAATGCTCACGGTCTTGCCATTCAGGTGAGACAACCCACTGACGGTATCCCGCGCCCAGGCCCAAACCGTGGTCGCCGCGCCGCGCAATGCCACCGGCAGCGTAATGTCCGTGCGCGCAGACACCACCGTTGCGCTGGTGTACGCGGTGATCGTCAGGCGATATTTGTTTCCGTTCGCGTCCGTCAGCACAATGACATCACCAACATCGCCGGCAATGAACGTGCTGGCGCTCGCCGTGATCGTCAGGGTGTCGGCCGGCCCCCAAGTCGTTCCGCCCGTAACGGTCATCGTCACGGCCGTCGTATTCGTGCCGTTGTACGACAATCCACTGTCCACGAAGAAACAGTCCTCAAGGTCCGTCACCTCGCGGGTTGCGAATCGTTCGACATACCGCTTCGTGTTGCCGCTAATCGTCCGCTTGACGATGACATACACGGCATCCTCATTGCCTTCCGCAATGGCCGTGCATGACTCGAATGATCCGTCCGTGTCATGCCAGTGCCATGCGTTGACCTGCTGCTCCGGCACATAGGTCATTCCGAGCATCCTGCCATTGTCGCTCACGAACCACAACAGCGGATGTGGCGACTTGCTGTAGCACATGTCCACGATGTTGTAGGTGTCGAACAGGTGCGGAGCGCGAAGCGACAGGTCGCCAGTCACGAAGCCGCTGGCCTGCCACGAATACCCAAGCTCGCGGACGTGCCCGCCACGAGCCGCGCAATAGATCACCGTGTTGTTCACGATGGACGGCTGCACATTGCTCGCACCGATGTAGGACTGCGGGCGCACGGAAATCGTGGTCGGAGTGATGACATCGCTGTTCACCGGGCTGATTCTCCACTCGGCCGCACTGGTAAGCGCCAAGAGCTGCGTCAGCGGAACGATATGGCGAATGGTGTTTGCCTCTCGAGCTGCAACACGAAACTTGATTCGATCCGTGTCCTCGGTCGGAATCGAATACGACATGTCGCTTTCGGTCCCGCTCCGAGTCATCAGCATCGTCTGCGGCGCGTTGTTCGTGCCAGCAAAGATGCGGCGCTGCTCGAAGTAAGATACTGCGCCTGGATAGTTGTTTGCGCTGTTGAACACAGTGTCATACACCGGCGGCGTAATGCCCGTGTCTGCCGCGATGTTGTCATCAATGATCGACGTGCTGGCGGTGTCGCCAATGAATCCGTACAGGCCGCCCTGCAACTTGTACACGCGATATCTGGATGCGCCAGGAACCGATGTCCAACTGATGGTCACATAGCTTCCAGCGATTCCAAAATCAAGATTGACGCTGACAGAGGAACTTTGAGCCGACTCACTAATCAAGTCCGCATCGACAGCCGTGACCACATACTGATAAACGTATCCAGTTCCAGTTCCGGTCTTGATTGCGGTCAATCCGTCTGGTGGAGATAGCGGCGCGGCAAAGTTGATAGTTGACAGCACCCACGTTGTCGCACCGCTTCGTCGTAGTTCGCGTGGCGCATAGTTTGGATGCACCAGCGTCAGAACGTCCGCGCTTTGGACATAGTGGATGTCGAACAGGTCCGCCTCGGAATACGGATTCGGAATCTCATACACGCCGGACGGCAACGGATACCAATACGTCGCATTCGGCGGCGTCTTGTTGATCGCCGTGGCAATGCAGTAGTAATTTGTTCCGCCTTGCGATACGAGCGCGCCAACGTTGTATGGGATTGATGCCGTATGCGTTCCGCTTCCAGCAGTCGTGGTGATTACTGGCGTACCGCCGCTCGCAAGAGAAATTTGGAAGGTACTCGCGGCTGCGTTTTTCACGTAGTACACGGTGTCAGGCAGCATTCCTGTTGGAAGCGTGCCGGTTGTCGTGAATCCAATTGCAGTTCCATTTGCAAGGCCGTGCGACGTCCAATTGATAATCGCTGGCGTACTTGCTGTCTGCGTTCCACTGCCGCCCGTTTTTGTCAAAACCAGCGGGCCGCCAATGCTGCTAGCGATCAGAAATGTATTCGTTGCAGCGTTGCGGACATAGTATGAAGTGTTTTGCGTAAGACCTGATGGCAGGCTTCCAGAGCTGCTAAATAGCACCTCTTGTCCATCCGATAGTCCGTGCGACGTCCAAGTAACCTGCGTTCCGGTGCTTGCTGTATGCGTTCCGGATTGCGTTCCCGTTGTGTCGATGGCAGTACCACCGCTCGTTAGCGCAACATTGAAATGGTTGGCAGCCGCACCAACGACAAAGTATTCCGTTCCAACGTCAATTCCGTTTGGAAGCGCGTCGGTGGTTGTAAATGTCACGATTGTGCCGTTTGACAATCCGTGTCCAGACCAATTGATCTGCGCTGGCGAAGCAATTGTAATCGTGACCGTTCCACCTGCCACATATGCGGCAGGCGTTCCTGGGGTCAGCGTTGCACCTTGGGTGTGGAACCTCGTGTATCCCGCCCCAAGTTCCAACACCATCGTCTGCGTCGTGCTGTAGGTGAACGGGATTAGGCGCGTCCGCTTGGTCGAATCCTTGACCTCACGCACGAATGCGGTGCCCGGTCGATTCTCCGCCGGACCCTGCGGCAGCGCGATGAAGTTTCGCATCGTCGCCGCGCCGGTCTGGAACTTAACGTCATCGACGCGGCCGAACATTTCCGGCGACATCTCGCCGCCCGCGAAGGACCGGAAGTATTGCCGGGTGCTTGGCATTGGTTAGCGTCCGCTGACCCAAGGAGTGATGTGTTCGGGGCGCACGTTGCGCTGGTTCGCGTCGGATGCGCGAGCCTGCTGGAGATACGCCATCATCATCTGCGTACACTGCCGCCCCTGCTGCGCGCCTTCCGTGCCCTTCACGACCGGGCCGGCCAGCATCGACGCAAGGTGCCAAGACAGGGCCATCACGAACAACGGGTCGAACTTCGTCGTGTCCGTGACCAGCGCCTGATAGCGGAGCAGTGCGTTCTCTTGGTTCGTGTAGATGACCTTGTTGCCACTGGTATCGGTTTCGATCTGATACTGCTGCGGCACATAGGTTCCAGCGCCAACGAATGGCGCATTGACCCAGCCCCATCCGGCCATGTCGGTCGGGAACGGCTTGATCGCATAGTCGTTTTCGGCCTCGGGCGGAAGCACCGCCACGGCCGTCATCATGTCGCCAGGACACGCATAGGCATAACGCCACATGGTGTACGGCATCGTCACCGACGCGAGCGTGACGCGGCGTGACGCGAAGTTCCAAGTGTGCATTTGCAGCAGGCTGTCGCGAGCAATCGGGTAGAACCGAGCGCAATGCTCCGACTGCGATGAACCCTCTGGCGGGTCAATGCTCGAGACGGTCGCATTGTCGCCAAGGTGCGCGAGTGCCAGATTGCAGATTTCGACTTCGCTCGCCATGCTGCTCTCCTGCGCGTAGAGGAGGGCCGGGACTAGCCCGACCCTCCTCCTTTGCGCGTCACAGGTTCAGAGTGTCAGCCGTTCTCGTTGACAGCCGCCGTCTTGCGTGGCCGACCCGGCCGCCTGATGGCAACCGCATCGACCTGCACATCCGGCTCCGGTTCGACATCCGGCTTCTTGTCCAAATACTCAAGGTTCGTGTTGAACGACCCCTTGTACTCAAACTCGTCACCGGGCTGTCGCAGTCCGTTGTCCACGAAACACAGAATCTTGGCCTTGACTCTTGCCATGTGTTTACCTCATCACGAAACCGTGAAGCCACTCGCGTAGAACCGCTTGCCGTCCTGGATGTCCAGCACGACGTCAGCGCGAACTGCGCCGGCGCTGTGGCTACCAACCGTGACAATGTTAGCACCAAGGTATCGCACCGCAGCACTGCCAAGCGTCTGCTGCGGATTGATGCGAACCACGATCTGTGCGCCAACCACGAGGCTGGCAAGCGCGATCGCGCCGGTTTCACCGACGATCTTCGGAGCAGTATCCAGATCGTCAGTGCTGTCCACCACGACCTGAAAGGTCGCGCTAGTGCCACCAGCGAACGCAGTCGTGACGGTGAAGATGCAGTACAGGTCCGTACCTTCGCCAATGTCACGGTTCTGCGATCCCTGCGCGACGGTGTACACGGAACCGCTGGCGGTCGCCGTGTATGCAGTGTTGCTCTGCATGTCGATCACGTCAGGGAAGTCGTAGGTACCGGCGGTACCAAACGTGGAGTGAGTGAGGCTGCCGAGCAGCATGTTGTTGTCGAGAATCATGTGCGTGTTTCCTTTCTGTGTTTGCCTATCAGGTGAGACGGGCTTCGGCGTTGATGAGCTGATCCACGCGACGGCACGGGACGCCAAGGAACGACAGGTAGTTGTCGGGCGTACCGAACTGCGTGAGACCCTGGTTGACCGCGAGAACGTTCTGGCTCTTCTCGAGCGCCTGAATCGCCAGAGCAGAGTGAACGGTGCGGTTCATGTAGAACGCGGGGCGGCCAGCACTCATGCTCGGCATGCGGTACAGAGCGCGTGCCATGAGCTTGATGAGCAGGGTTGCAGCGTTGCTCGCCTGCGTGTTGGTTGCACCGACCAGATCGCTCACGTCCAGGTTGGCGATACGAACGACGTAGCGCCAGTCCTTCACGACGAGACCGTTCTTCCACTGGTAACGAGTCGCGTACGCCTGAAGACGGTTGCTGCCGTCATAGACGGTCTGCTCGCCCAGATCCTCATGCATGAGGCCGGCGGTGCTGCCCTTCGGGAACGGGCAGTACACCGTGTTGTCGCCCCACATGACGAGGTACACGGAAGTGTTGTCACTGCCGGTGCCGCCGCCCTCGATGATGTTCTGACCAATGCCAGAGCCACCGGGGGTGGACGAATACCGCGCAGCAAGACCAAGGAACGACTTCGGCTCAATGGCGGGGTTGCCATAGAACAGGGTCGCGGCTTGGGTCTGGTTCATGGCCTCAAGGAAGGCCACGTCCTCGGACAGACGGAACTGCGCCGTGTTGCCGTTGAGCAGGGCCAGATCCTTGTCCACCTCGCTACGGGCCTCCAGAATGCCGCAAGCCTCATCGACCTGCGCGGTCTGGGACTTGCTGTTCGGGATGCCCTGGTTCAGGGCGCGCCAGTAGACGGCCGGCAGGCCGGTGCGGATCACGACGCGCTCGCCGGTGGGCAGGTTGCCCTCCTTGAAAACGCAATCGTCAAGAATCTCGTTGCTCTGGGACAGGAGTTCCGCGATGACCGGAATGCGGCCCTCGGGGTCGGTGCGCTTGGCCCAGTCGGCCAGCGTCAGGTTGCTATTGGAGAGAACAGCCATTGTGATTTACCTCGTTTAGGTGTTGGGTTGATTTGAGTACAGAACAGTTGCTGCATCGTCAAAGGTGAACGGACCCCGCGAGCGCGAGGTAGAAGCCGATCCCTTCACGACGGTGTCCTCACTAATCGACTTGCCTGCGCGATACATGAACCGAATCAATTCGGGATGATTGCCCAGGCCGGACTCATTCAGCAACGCGCGCAGTTCATTCGTTCCGAAGGCATCCAGAGCCTTCTTCGCGACCGACAGGTTCTGGGAGAGTTTCTCTCCACCGAATTCCTTGTCTGAAGTGGACGCCTCGGCCCACTGGTCCCGAATCGACTTCAGGTTTGCCGCTTGACGTTCGGACAGCGTGGTGCCCATCTTGTCAAGAATCTTCTGCGCTTCCTCATTCGTCAGGTCCAATTCCTTGGCAACTTCGGAGAATCGCGACACTACCTCGTTGTCGAACTGTCGGCCTTCGGGCGCCTTGAATTCGTACTTCTCGGGTGCGCCGGCGGGCTTTGTCTCCGCCGTGTCCTCGGTTGCGGTGGTCTTGGCCGCCTCAACGGACTTGTCCGCTTGCGGTTCCTGGGACGGTGTGGACTTTGCAGTATCACCGTACAACGCCTTGGCAGTAGCCTCGGACGTCTGCACGGGTTCAGCAGATGCTGGCGTACCGCTAGTTGGATTGGCGGTTTCCATCATCGTTGGTTCGCTCATTCAGTTGCTCCTTCATCATGGTTGGGTAGAGTTCGGGGCACTGCGCGTGGATCAGGGCCAGCATGCGGAGTCCGTAGTTCCTGTTGCCCTCTGCGAATGACATTGCCATCGCGTTGGTGTTGAACGACGAACGGAACACACCTGCCTGATCCAGTAGACGCCATAAGACGCGGCGGCCACGCTTGTTGCCCATGAGCCATCTGATGTCCGCTTCCTCATTCTCCCTCGCCAGTTTGTCGCGCAGCTCGCGATCTGCTTTGCTGCGTTCCTGACCGCGAAGGTCAAGCGGGTCATAGTTGCTCACGGCCGAACTGTAGGAATCCCGTAATTGGTTACGGGCACCGGATCAGGACATGCCACGATAAAGCAATGTCGCGTTCGCGTCGTTGCGCGCCTGCCCGGACTGGATCTCCATGTCCGTGATCTGCAACTCGGCCATCGGCTCGACGCCCTCGAACGTCTTGGTTTCCGACGCCGACTTGACGTAGACCTTCGCCATGATGGTCATTTCGGTGCCGATTCGCGGCGCGACCGTCAGGCCGAGCGCCTTCAACTGGTCTGCCTCGAGCTTGATGCACAAACCCTCTGGGTAAGACGGCTCGCCCATCTCTGCCTGTCCAGGCATCTCCTCGACTTCCGGCTCCATCTTCATGCTCACCATTGCCATGTTGGTTCCTTTCAGAGTTCCAGAGGAGACGGCGACCCGTACCCGCTGAACATGTTCATCACGTCCGTCAGGGCGTTCTGCTGGCCCCCCGTCGGCGCGCCGGCCAGATTCTTCGCGACCTTCGACTGCTGCTCCATCACGGCCGCCTGCTCCTTGGCAGCCATCGCCTTGTTGCGGGCATCGCGCAGCATTGCAACCTGCTTGTCTGCCACGATCAGGCTGGGGTCAATTCCAAGCATGTCGCCATAGACATCGGCCCACTGGTCGCTGTCGAACTTGTCTAGCACGTCAGGCTTCATGGTCGCAATCTGGCCCAGATTGCCCACGAACCTATCGACTGCGTTTGTACCAATCGCTCGCTGCGCCTGCGCCAGCATCGACACGAATTCCACGTTGAGGTCCATGCCCTGCAACTCCTCCGGTGCCGGCGGAATGATGCCGGCCTGGAGCATGCGCGTGAACGTGATGTCAACCAGCGGGTCCAGAAGTTCATTGTGCAGGCGCTCGAGGACTGGCCCGAGCATCAGAAGTTTCTCCTCATGCCGCTCTGCCACCTCGGTTGCGGTCATGCGGGTGTTCGGGCCGGCGTTCGCCAGCATCAGGAACAGGTCGGCATAGAACGCGCCATTCACCCGTCCGCGCACGTCCTGAATGTCCTGAAGCAGATAGTTCAGATTCAGGTTGACCTCGAACGCGGTCTTGATGCCGTTGCTTGCACCATCCACGAATGAGATGCCTCCGGGCAGGGTGTCCACGTCCCGGTTCTTCATGCTCGTCGGCACCTGAAGCGGAGGCTTGGTCTGGAAGTCGATGGCCTGCGCCTTGCGGAGTTGCTCATGCTGGAGCTGCTTGACATCGCCAAGTGCCTCCATGCCTGGGCTGTTTCCGTAGATGTCGCCGCCCACCACCGACCATCGCGGGGCCAGCACCGGAAACTGCATGAACCCGCTTTCGCGCAGGAACACGTTGTCCTCGCCTCCGACCTCGAAGTACCACGAACCGAACGCCATGTTCTTGCTGTCGCGCTTCTTGATGTCGCGATCCATGCGCGGCTCGATGCAATGCACGATTGGCACCCACTGGTCTAGGTTGCCGTTGTCGTACATGTTCTTGACGCCGGTGCTGCACACGTCGTATCCGAACTCTTTGACCATCTGGCTGACGGTCATCTCAAACTCGCGGTACAGGGTGCAGACGCGGCCCTGCGCGTCGGTCGAAATGCAGTATTCGCCAACGGTCAGCGGGTAGTGGTGGATCGCCTGGTTGAAGTCAGGAAGCACGATGCTGGCCGCCGTTCCGAACGCGCCAAGTTCCTCGTACATCATGTGCAGACTGCGGTAGGTGTTCGACTTCTGGAACACCAACTGCATCCGCTTGGTCACGTCATCCAGCCACAACTTGACGGGCTGGTACGAGTTCAGTTCAGGATCCGGCGTAGCCAACCGGAACCACTGTCTAGCAGGGCTGGTCGCGCCGGCCATCATGCCAGCACCGAGCGTGCGGAGCGCACGGGTGCCTGTGTTGTCGTAGATGTTGTTGTGCCGGCGATAGCCGCGATTGCGGTCCTCGCGAAAGTACCGACCATTACGCGGCAGCAGATAGGACGTGATCTCCTGCCAATGGGCAAGCCAGGACGCCCGCTCGCTCTTGAGCTGGCCCCAGCGGGTGAACAGGCGGTCGCGCGTGGGCGCGTTTGGATAGGACTTGTTATCGCCTGCGTATTCGCTCATGTCAGGATCCCAGCAGGGTGCTTCGACCCAGCGACAACTGCGACGGGTCGATGCCCTGCGGTCCAGTCAGCATGGTCGCGCTTGGACCGCCGGCCGCACCTTCCTGGGCCGCAGCCATGATGCCGGCGACATCTGGCGTCTGCTGACCAGCACGGCGCATGGCCGCCTCGGACTTCACGGCCTGCGATTCTGCCTGCTGCGCGGCGGCCTGTTGCGCGCGCTGCTGCTGCTGCATTGCCTTCTCCTGCGCCTTCTTGCCCTGCTCACCGGAAACAATCGCATAACTGGTTCCCGCTGCTGCGATGCCTGCTGCGATACCAGCAATGACGCTGCTAATTGCTGCCATGTTTAGATCCCTTTCGTGTGTGATTGCTCGGTCATCCGATATCCCATGCGAGCCAGCATGGACGAAACGCGGTTGTTATCACCAACCTCCAGGTTGCTCATTGTCACCATGACTGCCTGTTCGTTTCGTGCCCAATTCTCAAATGCCTGAATGAGTCTAATTGCTGCTGTCCCACCACGGTGTTCGTGTTCGACCCACCATGCTAGTTCCGTTGCCACCTTGCATGATGGTGCATACCAAACTGGTGCAAGCACCGCGACAAGCATTCCAATGACAACTCCGCATTTTTCCGCGACAAACATCGTTGCGTTGTTCGTAAGGTAGTTGATGATCTGTCGTAGTTCATCGTCGGTTGCTGTCGCCTTATCGTGATACGGCGCAAATGCAACAAATTTGCGCGCCATCACGAGCAGTGCTTCTGCATCATCCGCAGTGGCTCGCCTAATTGTCGCCATGACGATATTCCTCCGATGCCCACTACGGGCACCTCACATGTCCTCATACGGGTTGTAATCCTTCGGCGTCGGGTCAAGCCGCTCGCGCACCTCGCGCGGCAACTGCTTCGCGACAGGGTAGGCGAACGTCAGGGCCAGGGCGTCCGCGATGTCAGGGCTGCCGCCGCCCTGTAGCCGCTTCTTGATTTCGTCCTTGCCCTCGAGGACGCGCCGGCCAACGGCGTCGTACCAGTACGTCGGGGTAGACAACTCCTGTTTCAGCGTCGTGTCATTCGGTATCGCACCACCATTGGTGATCCATTCCTTCATGGCCCACCACATCTCGGCACGGCGGTTCACGAACAGGTTTGGATAGTTCGCCTTGCCTCCGAACGGCACCTCCATGACGTAGTAATCCAACTGGCGCAGGCGGTCGATGACGCCGGCTCCGGCCCCGGAGTCGATGAACACGGCGTCCGGGTCTCGGTCTTCGATCAGATTCGCCACGATGCCGGCCAGTTGCATGTTGTCGATGCCCTGATGGATGATCGGATCCTCGGCCCGTAGCCCTTGGCGCAGCACGATCACGCTTCGGTCATCGCCGAATCGGGCCGGATCGACCCCCATGACCAGCGGCATGTCGATCACCTCGCCATCCTGATACTCGCGGTCTGCGGCAGTTTCGGCGTCAGTCAGGCTAATGAGCTGATCCTGGCTGGCGGCGCTGAAGTCGCATAGGTACTCGCGAGCAAACGCCATCTGTGGCATGTCGCGCTCGAGGCGGGCAACCTCGGCCGGATCCAGCGCGTCCGTGTCGTGGACCGTGTATCGCGCGGCCCACCAGTCCGGCAGGCTTGAGGCCCGGTAGAACAACTCGCTGAACAGGTTGATTCCGGCCGGCGTCCCGATGAACAACGCCCAGCCCTTCCGGTCTGACAGCGCCGGCTGCACGATGTCGTTCCAGACCTCCGGTTTGATCTGCGCCACCTCGTCAATCACGCACCCATCAAGTCGAACGCCACGCAAAGCGTCTGGGTTGTCCGCGCCGAACAGGCGGATCGAAGCGCCGTTGTGCTTGAACGTCACCACCAGTTCGGATTCGTTCACGTCGATAGCACCAGTTCGCAGCAGGACATCGCACTTCTGCTTGAGTCGCGCCCAGGCGATGGCCTTGGCCTGCTTGAGAAACGGCGCGATATACACGAAGAAACCAAGATCCAACCGACACTTCACGGCGTTGTGGATCAGTTGCATAATGGCAAGTTCGGTCTTTCCAGCTCTACGGTGCAGAGCCAGTACCTTGAACCTGCGCGCCTTTCGATGGCACTCCGCCTGCCACGGGCGCGGCTGATACGGAACCTCAAGTTCCATCTGGTTCTGGAACGTTGGTTTTCAAGACAATTTGGATTCCGCCATTATGTTCAACTTGTTGCTTGTCGCCATATCCAGCTGGATCCCATTTAGACATCAAACGCAAATTCAGATCAATTTGAACCTTCTTCCAGTTCAATTCCAACTGGTCCTCTGGCCGTTCTGCTGCCAGCATTCTGCATTCATCAGCAATCGCTTCACATCCAGCAGTTTTTGCCTCGTTGAACCGTAGGGCAAATTCTGGATCTTTCTTTCTCCACGCATAGACAGTTGTGAAGTGAGCATTGCCATCAATCTCGCACCACTGTCGCAATGGTCGGCCCTGCATCAACCATGCAATTAGGTCATCAGCAAGACGCTTTGGAACTTCTTCCGTTGGTCTGCCGACCCGTCTACTTTCACCCGACTTTTGCTTTTTCGATTGAGCCATTGAATTTCTCCGATGCCCATGCCTTCAATTTTTCTCGCGTGTCTCCTCGACTATCGCGGAGGATCAATGAAGCCTCGATCAACTTGCGCGCCTGTTGCACATGTCCTGCTTTTACGCAACTTCTCGCATAGTGATTTATGATCCTGATAGCCATAAACAATGGCGCATCTGGATGCTGATTCAGTTTTATCGCCAAACTGCTGCGAGTTTTTGCATCACATTCAGGAGCGACGCCGCCTGAAGACATATTTGTAAGCCACAGGCCGTGTTTCGCAATTTGCTCACGTTCAGCGTCCTGCCATGTGTCCGAATCGCATTGTTGCAACATGACAAGTTCAGGCATACAACCACATGCCAATACTTGTCGGATCCATGCTTCTTTGTGATTGTTGATTCCCCGCCTTGCGCGCGCATCGCGCACGTGTTGTTTCAGTCGTTTTTGTGGATCTTTGGCTTTGCCTATGTACCGTATCAATCCGGTTTCGTCAGCCAACCCATAAATCCACACAGAATCGCTACTGCTTGACACGCTTCCATGAACGAGGGACTTGCCCTCGTCGTTCGTACCGGCAGATCTTGACAACTGTGTCTCGCCGGAGGTTGAACATACGGGCGAGCCGTCTGTATCCGATGCCTTCTTCTTCGTGGAGGTATCGGATGCGTTGTACGGTTTCTTCCGGGATCGTGGCATTGTGGTGCGTGGCTCCGATGCGGAACCCGTTCTCGTTGACCGCAACGAGGGTCACTTGCGCTTTGACTTCTTTGCGCGTGCCGGCAGGGACTTCATGTTGCTGGTCTTCTTGGCCCATCGCTTTGCGATCTTCGGGTGCTTGGCAAACATGAACCCCTGCTGTGCCTTGGACTTGAATGGCATCAGTATCCCCGCTTCTTGGACATCTTCTTGCCGGTCTTCTTGGCGTAAGCCTTGGCCGCAGCCTTGCCCTTGGACGTGTACGCAAACGACTTCTTTCCTACCTTTGGCATTATCGGAATCCCTTCTTCATGGCCGCGTAGGCCTTTGGTGAAACAGTTGACTTGGACTTCGGACGGCTGGTGCCTGCCTTGCGGCGGGCGTTGATGTTGGCGTATAGGCCGCGCTTCTTCTTTGCCATTGTTATTTCCTCGAGGTCTTGCCGCTGCAACGCCACTTCGCGCGTGACAGTCGCAGGGGCGAGTTTGGGTTTCGTGCGGCCGATGGGCTGCGCTGCATCTGGCCCCAGCTTCGGGCGCAGTATGCGTCACCCTTGGCCGTGCCAGGCTTGATCCGGTCGCCACCGCCCTTGGCCTTGCCGGACTGGCCGTAACTGATCTTGTTCGTGCGTCCGGTCTTTGCGTTACGGACGATCTTGACGAATCGCTTGCCCTTGGCTGGTGTCGGCATTTGTTCTCCTGCGATAACGCATAGCATACAGACCTGCGGCACATTCCTTTGCGGATTGCTCGATTGCTGATTCGTCTAGTTCGGGTCGGCTCGCGTGTAGCAATTCGTGGAGCAGGATCTCCAGCATCTTTCGTTGAGACAGGTTCCTGCGTACCCGAATTGTTGGGTGCG